TGAGTCTAGTTGTGCTTTGTAGCGATTAAACTGATCTAGGTATTGTAGCTCCTGCATCTTCATCTGCTGGCGCATCTGCTCTAGCTGTGCGTCTGCCTGTAGCTTCATCTGCTCGATCTGCATATCTGCCTGTACTCGTGCCTGTTGAGCCTGTACGTCAATCTGAGCCTTCATCTGCGCGGCTTGTGCATCTGATTGCATTTTCATTTGTTCAGACTGCTGCTGCGCTTGCATCTTCATTTGCTCAGGGTCAGGCTGCGGCTGTTGTGGCTGCTGTGATGCTGCCTTCATCTGTTCCAGTGCGGCATCCAGAGTACCCTCGATAGGTTCTGCTTGCTTAAACGCTCCGATACCGAACTTCATCACCTCTACCAGCATTGGTATCATCTCAGGTGACTCGCGGCCCACAGGTAAGGCTTGGCCTAAGAAGCCGCCGAACGCCTGTAGGAACTCCATACGATTACGCTTGTTCTGATCTTCATCCAACTGCACCAGACTGTCAGCCTCGACATCTATTCTAAAGTTAGCTAGTGGCGAGTCTTTAAGAAGCTCTATCGCCTGTGGTATCAATTGCTGATCTGCCTCAGACATCTGTTGTGCAGAAGCGTACTGCAATAGAGTCTGTGGCTGGAACTTGGTACACATGATCTGCGCCTTGAGCTTAATCAGGCTAGATGCAAACAGAGCTACCTCTTCCTGCATTGCTCTTAATCTAAGCCCTGCATACTGGCCCTTGATCTGTTGTGCAGTTGCAGTCTCGCTTGCACTGGTCTGACCACGAATAATGTCAGATATGCCAGTAATCTCGTAAATCTGGCTCTTTATGTCCTCTCTTGCCCGGTAGCAGTTGATGAGCGTAGCAGCTATGACATCTAGCGGTAGGATGTCGATACTACCCTTCAGCCCACCCTTCTCACTAAAAGCCATCCACTTATCCACAGGTATCAGAGTATTATTGTCTCCCTCTGTCAGTAGACGTTGTAGCGTTGGCTGGCTTGCGTCATATACTCCTCGCACTCTTAGAGCCTTGACCAGACCATCAATTCTGTCGCTCAGAATGTCCAGCTCTGTAGCTTGATCCTGATACAGCACAAAATCAGGTACAGGAACGAGTGAGTCAGAGGTTAAAGTAGCGTACAAAGGCTTTCCACAAGGGAAAAAGCCTTCTACCTCGATGGGGTCATCACGCTCGTCTATGATGTAGTTGCTGTTCTTGCTAAACCAGTAGACCTTGCCGCTTTCCTTATCCCATAGCTCACATATCTTTGCTCTAGTATGCTCTTTGCTAGACTGACCGTAGGAAGTTAGTGTCTGTGGGCCACTATCTAAAGGTATCTTCTTTGCAGACTCCTCGCCAAAACGCTCTATAAGCGCCTCTCGCGTCATGTAAGCCCAGCGCCATACAACCGTGACCTCTTCCCATGTACGAGCTACTGAGTGACCAAAGTCCTTCCAGTGAACGTAGTCTGTAGGAGCGCATTCGTACTCGATCTCCTCGTATGTCTCTGCTGTATCGTTCTCTACCTCATCAGCGTCCTCAGTGACCTGTAGCCCATCTTCTGGCATATCACGCTCAATTAGATGTGGCTCGTAGCGTACCCATGCGACACCACGACCGCCAAGAAAGCGATCCTGCACCGCGTTCTTCATAGTCGCTCTGAAGTCTGGGTAATGCTCAATCTCGTAGTCAATAGCCCTCTGAATGATCTGTGAGGCAACACGACCTACTTGGTCATTGTCTCCAAACCTACGCGATACGTCAGCCATAGGCAGCTTAGAATAGACCGCTGGGATTAAGGTCTGTACGTTTGACCAGAGAATATTAAACTTTGCCGTCTCGTTAGAGTTCTGGCTGCGGTTGTCATCTCTGTAGCGTTTAACGATCTTTGCAGAACGAGCCTCCCACTTCTTGTACTCGTTGTCGTATGCGCCGATTACGTTCAGATACTTCTCAATTGGAGTTTCGGTCATTTTGTGCCTTATTGTTTAAGTGCGTCTGCAAGTCTATTTGCTTCTAACCTACTTGCGCTTGGTGTTGCCCCGCTACGCTCAAGAATGTTCATGTGCTTAGGGTCAAATACTACGAAATTAGATGTACCTTTGCCAGCAGCGTCTCTACTAGCAGCATCTAGGTATTTGATGCCGGGGATGCCTTGTTTTGCAAGTGCTTCGGAAATTGGCGATTGATTGTGCGTTACACCTGTAAGTCTGGCAAATGCGTGATGCCACTCGCCTCCAGTAGGGTCTTTGGGTAACGCCTTAAAAATAGCCTCTCCGCTTAATGTTGCGTTCGGCAATGCGGCCTCTGTTTGCGATTTAATTGCCGCTTGAACATCAGGATGTTGTTGACTCAATGGCTTGTCCCAGTCAAGCATCTTGGCTATGTGTTCGTCTGGTAGGTCTACTTTGTAGAGATTTCCCGTATTTGCTTGAAATACTGGTGATGATTCTGGAAATCTTGAAACAATATCATCTATTTTTGCTTTTTTGAATGGCCCATCTGTCATTTGCATTGCCTTGTATACTTCCATCTGAGCAGGTTTTGGCAATAAATCAATCAACCCGTCAAAAGCCGCGGCCCTCCCTGCATTTGCACCAGCGTAACCCTCTGCAAGTTTCTTTGCTTCAGCTAAATATGCAGCACCCGTGCCATAGGCTTGCGCCCCCTCACCTGTTCCTACCTTCATTGGGTCAAACTCACCTAACGGATTATTAGCTGTTGGTGGAAATGTATGCGGTGAGCCATGATAAGTAATTATTTGCTGTCTAGGGTCAATCACATTCCTACCAAGAATGCCAGTTTTGTTCTGTACCTGTTCAGCTATAGTTTTTAGAGCAGCTTCACCACCTTTTTGTATAAAAGGCCGCATTGCTCCGCCTAACGCAACAGTATCAACTACTTCTGGTCTTAGCGTTGTAGTCTGTCCTCTGCCTGTAGTTATGCGCCCACCGTAGCTTAGATCGTCTAGCAGTCTGTTGACGTTCCTTAGCGGCAGCAGATCACCACCACGCATACCGCCAAATAATGGATCGCGCTCAGGTACTACATATCTGTCGGCTTGATCTGATAAATAGCCAGCAGCGTCAGCAACAGCGCCAAAAAACCTATTACGAGGCTGTTGCGTTACTGAGTCTTGCCTAGCTAAGGCTTTGGCTAGTTGTGATGGAGCAGTCTCATTAGCTTTAGGTTTATTTAATTCTTTCATGTGGTCTGACCCAACAAAATAGACCCCTTCTTTTTGCGATTTAAGCCAGTTTGTTCTGTATTCACTAGCTTTTTGCGCTAGTTTACCAGCAGGGTTGGGATACTCCTCCCAATTCTTGGGCCACATCAGCCCTTCCCCTTCGTCAATAAACTTCTTTACGTTACTCTCAGTAGCAGGTTGTTTACTCTTATCCAGCATTCCTGATGCTGATAAAAACTGTTTAAGAGTATCTGCGTCAAACTTACGATCCTTGAAGTACCCCCATTTACCTTGAGCCGCTAGTGCGCTATCAAAGATAGTCTTGTCTGGTTGTGTTAAGTTTTTCTTCTGGTTATTAACATTGCTATTTGTAAATAGGGTGTATAGAAACTCCTTTGGGTAGCCTTTTACTTCCTTACTAGCTTTGTCATCCCATGAACCTTGATACTTGATTGCATCTGACTTATCGCCTCCAGCGCCTTCATAGTACGCGCCATACTTCTCAACCATCTTCTTAACATTGTCAGGCAAGGCCGTTTTCTTTCCGTGTTCTTGCCCCACAAACATCACTTTTGAATTAGGTGATGTTGCCTCTTGGTTTCTAAGACCAGCGGCTAGTTCTTTAGGGCTTGGCATATAGCTTTAAGTAATCCTGTTCTGTAGCTCCAACAGAGTCTGGGTCTGTTCCCGTAGCTCTCATGTAATGCTCTTTCCATAGAGTCGGATGACCTTGCTCTTTTAACATCTCTCCATTAGGTAGTGAAGAGGGCCAATGATGCCTATTATTATCATATTCGTTAGGTGATGGCCTTAGACCAGCATCCCAAGCCTTACGATAATTGTAATCTGCGCTAGGTGAAAGATTGGGTTCTTCTCCGTGTGTGTCTACAAACTCAGTAAACCAAGGAGTAGCACGAATGCCAGACTGAAATAAGGCTTCTTTTTTGTCAGTCATAGCACTCAGACCTTCTGCGTATTGTTTAGGACTAGGCATTATGCTGAGAATATGCCTACAGCCATAACCTCAACACCTGCTCCTGTCGTTACTTTCCATGCACCAGTAGTAGATGCAGCGTTGATCTCGATATTGTAGACATTGATACCTGTGCCGCATGATGCAGGTAGCACTGTATGGGTCAATATGCCTACGCCTGTTCCGTCTACCAGAACTACATTGCCTGTAGCAGCGGTGGTGACTGTACATATTAGTCTGTGGATGTAGTCACCGATTGCGCCTGTGCCGCCTAGAACTTGTGCTGTTTGACTTGCTGCAACGTGTTCGGATTGGTATCTAAATGGTGATTGTATGCTCATATTCTGCCTCTCTTAGGTTGATTTGCTTGCGCCCACACATCGTTCAAAGTTGCTGTGTTTTGCTCTCCTACCATCAGCGGTTTAGCTGCATCAGGCTGTCTGACTCGCGGCTCTGACCGCCAAGCTATTGATAACATTCGGAAAGCGTCTGCCGGATGAGAACACCAGTCATGTCGTGGTGTCTGCCTAAACGCCTTCTTGTCCTCATCGTACTCTCTTTGATACTGACGTAAAGCCTCGATGCCTTCGCTGCACTTGTCTGCATCAAACCAGCACTGTGGCAGCATCTTTCTGACCGCCTGTATACCGTCCTGTACTGACAGATCAGGCACGATAGCTAGGCTATTGATGCCAAAGTGTACCGCCAACTGCTCAATTACTGACTTACCAGCAGCCGCCAGAGTCTTAGCTCGTGCATCATGCGGCAGGTGGTGCTTACCGAAATTATACGGCCTTGACAGGATATTTGCAGCAATTTCATCAATATTAGCACCAGAAACGGCGTAATAATCAATTATATGTACTTCATCGCGAATTACCTGATAGAACCAGACTGCCGTATCATCTCTATAACCTAAGTCCCAAGCCATATGGACAGGCACGTTATTGTCGTAATTGACTTTGGTGACGCGCCCTTGCTCTGTAGCCTCGCGCATCTCTGTACCGTAGTACGCGCCAAGGATAGCGGCCTCGAATGAGCATTCGTACTCCTGCATATACTGGTCAGGTGATAGTTGAGCTTTAGCAGCCGACAGCTCACCCTCTGGCAATAGCTTGCTGACCGATGCAGGTAGCTCCAAGCAGAACCACTCGCTAGGTATTCTCTGAGCTGTGCTGTAGATGTCCCAAAACTGATTCTTACCCTTCGGAGTACCGCTAAAGACGCACCAGCCTTGCTTGTCACTGAGTGCTGGACGCAGAATTGATCCCCAGACGCTAGGCTTGAAATCAGCGTACTCATCTAGGAACAGCCCATCAAATCCCAAACCTCTCATGGCATCAGCGTTATCGGCCCCAAATAGCCTTATCCTAGCGCCATTGACTAGGTCTACATAAAGGTCGGACTCATTGACTGATGCAAGTATTGGTCTAGCGTAATGCTTGAGGTATTCCCACGCTACGGACTTAGCCTGACTGCGGTATGGAGCTATGTAGGCAAATAAGGGCATAGCAGACGCACAGACAGCGGCAGCACGCACCAGCTCGTTGACTGCTGCGACTGTCTTACCTGCGCGCCTGTGGGCCACTAGGCAGGCCCAGCGTTCCGTCCTCTCATGGAACGGCATGAACGCCCGCCTTGGCTCGTAATCAAGCTCTACTTCGTTGGTTTCCACTTAATCACCATCTGAACTGGCCCTTCATCCTTGCCAGTGAGTTCTGTGCGACTTAGTTTTGGTACATGGTACTCGATCATGTCGGTGTAACACTGGAAAGCCTTTAATGGGCCTTCGGTCTCAGCGATCAGGTCTAGCCATTCCTGCACTCGATGAGCATTACCATCAACGAACCGGGCAATAGCCTCTCTAGCGGCTACTGTAGACTTATTTGCCAGCCCTTTTGGTCTACCCGGGCCGGGTGGTCTACCAGTTTTACTTGCTTTTTTAATGACCATAATATATCTCGCTTATTTTTGCTTAAATTTTAATCGACATGGCAAGCATACACCGTGAATCAGCTTGCTACTATAGCGACCACAAAGATCGCAATCTCCTGATTTTACAGGATGATTAATGTGCAGTGCGTATTTCATTGAGTCTAATAGCTGGGAGTTTAGCTGCTTCTATCACATCGCCCAAGTATTGAATGGTGTCCAGCCTTGTCATACCTTGAATGGTAGCTGGGAAGCTGCTGACTGGCACTCCATTGGAATCACATACAATCTCGTGCATTGCGTAGCCGTTATGCGTTTTTACCATTCTAATCATGATCTGCTCTTGTGCTGATAGGCCCAGACTTGTCTAGGCCCAGCACCCTCATTGTCTATCTTGATTCGATCTACCGAACCCTGCCGATAGAGGTAGGCAACTGCCATGCTAAT